AAACTTTCATTTGCCAATGTGCTAACAGTATAGGGGATTTCGTATTTGTTAAACAATATACACAAGCGCATCATACTTCTGAAGTAGGGTTCACCAATTTGTCCACCATAACAGGGAGTGGCAATAAAAACGTGTTGCTGTCTGAGGTAGCCCACTGGCACTTCAATTTTTGCATCCAGCAATTTGTGCATAATATCGTCTGAATTACCAGAAGTATCTGGCGCAGGAGTAGAGGTAGCTTCTGTTACAGTTTCAGTAGTTTGAGATTTTGTAGTTTTACGACTGGATTTTTCTTGTGCTCTGCGTTCTTTACGGTTCATTACTGTATCCTTGTTATGTATTTGTGTGGAGCCCCAGGACGGATTCGAACCGCCGACATCGACATTACAAATGTCGCGCTCTGCCAACTGAGCTACTAGGGCTTGTTTTAATATTTACACGGGGAAAGTTTTTAAGTGTCAAAAACTGGTACAGACAGAAACGAGCCACTAGTGGCTCGTTTTGTAATCTGGTATAAAAAATTATCTGTGGTGATCGTCCTGCCCAGAACGTTTACTTACAAAGACATTAAGTCTTTCTGCTTCCTGTATTACTTCCTCAGTAGTGGGCATGTCATCGGAATTTTTTGCACGGGCTTGTAAAATTTCTCTGGCTTCGCGAACCAAATCCAGACGTATTTCATAAGGTGTTTTGTTTGACATAATTAAATTTCCTGATACTACGTTATACTACTTTGCTAGGACTCTCCTCCCAGTGTAGTATTTATTATTAAAAGTAGATATAGATAACAGGCGTGTTATTATGCACCGACAAATACGGTGCTGGAACTAAGTACTGAATGACCACAAGAGGCTACGTCGCCCATGCGAACAACTCCACGACCCATTGCAATTACTGTAGCACTGCTTGATGTAATCACTGATTTAGCATGTGGGGGTTCTCCGTGTGGAGCAACAATATCAGATATTGTACTCACGGGAGCTCCTTCAGCTATAACTGTGGGAGCGCCAGGTCCGGTAATGGGTGCCACACCGCCTACTAGTGTTCCAGCTCCCCCTAATTTTGCTATCATTGACATAATACTATTTATGCTTTACAGACTAAAGGAATCTTCGCCTAAGTTAGCAGGACCCTCAGGGGTGGGCTCTGCGTTAGTTTCCATGCGAAAACCCTTGGCTGCATCTGTCATGCTTTGTACAATACTAAGTACATGCCTGGTGGGCAACCCAATAATGTCATCCTGTCCAGTAAGTGTGTATGGCAGCATCATGATTTGCCCGTCAGCATCCAGTGTTACCACTCTTAGCCCGTGAAGTTCTAGAATTGTTTTATTTAAGGCTAAACCTTCCAGCTTGCCCATGAGTTCTTCGCCTACGATAGTGCGAATGGTGACGATTTCACCTATTAAATCTTCTGTGCTTTTCATATTTCACCTAACTGTGTTGTGTCTATGGTTTCTTTGTCTAAATATTCTTTGAGTCCCTGAAATCCACCTTCCACGAATAACTCTGTGTCTTGGTATATTTGTGGCATTGTTCTGTGTCCTTCTGAGATCATAAACATTTTTAAATCTTCATCATCCTCTATGTTTACTTCCTGGTACGCCATGTTGTGATTGTTTAACAGTGCTTTGGCCATCATACAGAAGCCGCAATTGTTCTTGGTGTATACTGTTAGCATTACAAACTCATTCCTTTAAATGTATCTTCTGTGACGTCCTGTTTTGTACCACCAATTACATAACTAGTGATCTCTGTTTCCTGTGGAGCTACTTGTACCTCTCCACCGTGTATCCATTTTTCCGTCCAGGGCAATGGGTTTGCCGCTGTAGTGGTATAGGGTGCGGTGAGACCCACTGCTCGCATACGCTTGGCCGCAATCCACTCCACATATTGCTTGAGTAATTCTGCATTGAGACCAATCATAGATCCATCTGCAAACAAATAGTCAGCCCAGGCCTTCTCCTGCTCTATGGCGTTCATGAACATTTCGATACAATCTGCTTCACACTCCCTGGCAATCTTTGCATAGTCTTTATCGTCTGTGGGCAGGAGCTTGAGCATTTGCTGTGTGCTAGCCATGTGAATGTTTTCGTCACGGGCAATGAGTTTTATGATCTTAGCATTGCCTTCCATCTTCTTGACTTCAGCAAATGCCCATGAACATGCAAAACTCACATAAAATCTCACGCCTTCTAAAATATTTACAGCCATGATTGCCAGATACAATGCCTTTTTGTGTTCATATGTACCGTGTGCATCACTGTCCTGATAAGAAATTAAATCATCATAATAGTGACTGATATTGTCGGCACACTCCATGATCTGTTTTATACTCAGCATTTCATCGAAAATTCTACTGGGATCGGCATATATATTACGAATAATATGAGTATATGAACGACTATGTATAGTCTCCGAAAACGCCCAGGTCTCAATCCATGTCTCCAACTCTGGCAAACTCACTAGAGGCAGAAAAGCAAGGTTGGGGGAGCGTCCTTGTACGCTGTCCAGGAGGATTTGTCGTTTTAGATTACTAGTAAAGATGTGTTGCTCGTGACTAGTAAGATCCTTAAAGTCCTTGCTGTCTCTGGCGATATCAACTTCTTCTGGCCGCCAAAAGAAACCCAGTTGTTTGTCAGTGAGTTTATCAAATGTGCGATATTTCAATGTATCATAACGCTGTACATTGACGCCACCGTCCAGGAACATTTTGCTTTCGGTATGGTGTTTTTTTCTTTTGGTATTAAATACTGTGCTCATTGGACATGCCCTTGTGTTTGTGTGATTACTTATCGGATGCAGGGACAGAGTAAAAACATAACAGATCTATATCTTGCAGGACTCACAGTCCTCATCGTCTAATACTGTTGTAGTTGGCTCTGGCGCATCAAACTTGTCGACGTCTATCTCGCCTTGTCCGTCATAGGTATTATTGTAGTAGAGTTGTTTACCACCATACTTATAAAACATTACAATATGTTGTAAAAGCACACTCATGGGAATTTTCTCGTCCTCATAGTGTTCGGGATTGTATGAAGTGTTCACACTAATGCCCTGGTCAATAAACTTCTGTAATACTGCGCAGATTTTAAGATAGCCTTCGGGGCTTCTATGATCCCACAACAAATCATATTTGTTCTTTAGTCTGTGATACTGTGGCACTACTTGTTTGAGTACACCATGCTTGCTCTGCTTGATACTCACATAACTTCTGGGCGGCTCAATACCGTTTGTGCTGTTTGAAATTTGTGCTGATGTTTCAGCAGGCATAAGTGCCATCAACGTACTATTTCTAATACCATGCTCCATGAGATCTGTTCTAAGCGTATCCCAATCCATTTTATAGTTTGGTGCGGCTAATTCGTCCACCTCTGTTTTGTATGTATCTATGGGCAACACACCCATACCGTACTTTGTCTCTTTGTTACCTGGACATGCCCCACTCTCTTTGGCAAGTTGCACACTACTCTGGATTAAATAGTATGACCAGGCTTCTGTCCACTCATGCACTAAATCTAAGTCAGGATTCTGATAAGTGCTATCGTGCTTGGCTAACCAGAACGCAAAGTTTATAATACCGATACCCAGGGGTCTGCGCTTCTGTGTGGCTAGTTCTGCGGCTAGCACTGGATATTTTTGATAGTCCAACAATGCATCTAGACCCCGCACTGCTAGATCGCAGGTGTTTTTAAAATCTGCAGGTCTGCGGATGTTCCCCCAGTTTATAGCACTTAATGTACACAGGGCTATTTCTCCCTCTGTGTCATTGGTATCCGTCAGGGGCTTTGTGGGTAAATCTATTTCACAGCACAAATTGCTCTGATGCACTGGTGCAATTTTCTCATCAAAACTTCCGTGTGTATTAGCATGGTCCACATTCATTAAATATAATCTACCAGTATCTTTGCGCTCCTGCACAAACTGACTAAACAAATCCACTGCCTTGATAGTCTTTTTTCTGATATGTGTGTTGCGTTCTGCTCGCTCGTATAACTCAGCAAACTTATCCTGATCATTAAAGAAGGTTTCATATAGGCCTGGCACATCTGCAGGGCTAAACAAAGTAATATCGCCACCACTAAGAAGTCTTTGATACATTAACTTGTTAAATTGGACACCATAGTCCATGTGCCTTACTCTGTTATCCTCGGTTCCTTTGTTGTTTTTAAGTACAAGGAGGTCTTCGACTTCAAGATGCCATATTGGGTAGTATAATGTCGCCGCTCCACCCCTAACTCCACCCTGGGAACAACTTTTAACGGCGCTTTGAAAGTGTTTATAGAATGGTATGACACCAGTATGAGTAGCATCCCCGTTGCGAATAGCACTACCAATGGCACGGATACTGCCAGCGCCAATCCCAATACCAGCCTTTTGACTAACGTATTTAACGATGGAACTTGAAGTTGCATTGATTGAATCCAGTGAGTCATCGGTTTCAATCAGCACACAGCTACTAAACTGTCGCTGTGGTGTTCTTACCCCAGCCATGACAGGCGTGGGCAGACTCAGATCGAACTTGCTGATTGCATCATAGTATTCTTTTACATAATGAAGGCGCGTATCCCTGGGATAATCTGAAAACAGAGTGGCAGCAATCATAATATAAGCTACTTGTGGAGTCTCAAATACTTCCCCAGTGGCGCGATTTTGCACTAGATACTTTCCACGGAATTGTTCCATGGCTGCATAGGTTAAATCGTTATCACGACTGTGATCTATGTATGTTTCTATTTCATCGAAATCTGCTTTGGTATACTTATCCATGATGTCGGCATCATAAAAACCTCTATCGATATTAGACTGAATTATTTCGCACAGACACGGGGGGTCAAATACGCCGTATACCTGCTTGCGTAAATGGTAATTTACTAATCTGCCAGCAACATACTGATAATTTGGTGTTTCTTCAGAGATAAGATCTGCGGCACTTTTTATGAGAGTTTCCTGGATATCAGAACTTTTTATACCGTTATAAAATTGTATGTGACTCTTGATTTCCACCTGACTTGGGCTTACCCCGGAAATACTTTCACAAGCATGAAAAACTACTTTGTGGAGTTTATCCAGGTTTAGATCCTCTTTGGACCCGTCTCTTTTGATGATCATTATGCTTTTGGGAGACACTGTTAATCCTTATTATGTGTGTAACTATTCTACTGTATGATACTTATCTTGTCAACCAAATAATTTATCAGGCTGTATAATGTGTTGATCCAAAATGATACTATTCTCTGCCACATACTTATCTGATACGATTTTTCCAGGTAGAAAATTATAGCAATTTCCGTTGTCCTGAAGTATAAGACCTTCTCTGCCAGTGATATGATTACTTACTGCAATCAATTTTATATCGGTGTCTGATGTATACCCAAAATGATGCAATGTAGCAGCAATAACTAGGGTTACCCCGCTCTGACAAAGCATGCCTTCCTCGATAATGTCAAAGGTATTTGGCCAATTCTTGGGAGAATAATAGTCTACGTATCTGGGTTTGATATCCACATTAGCAAAAGCTTCTATAACAGATTTTTTATCTGGATCCTGTTGTCTGAAATTTCTAAATACTTTCAGACGATCTCTGCCTGTGTGATGTTTTTCGAACAATGATTATCCCAAACTATTCCAACGTCGCACTAAGTATCTCATGGTTAAAATCTGAGGCATTCTGTTAAAAGCCTGCAGTCTGACATTTACGCCATCATTTATAACTCTGAGATGCAATGCTGGAACAGCATCACCGTCGGAACTTGTTAAAAACTCCTGCATGTTTAAATCTGCCATTTCTGAGCTGTTATCCTGAAACACAACATCACCCACTCCCAAACTAAAATCCTGCCTGCCAGATAT